AAAAAGGAGAAGGCATTTTCCGCGTTGCAACGCATCTATCACAAGACGAGGTGGAAAGACATCAGTATATCAATTTTTCGTGCGGTTGGACGGCATACACGTTGCCGATTGTTAGATACGACAATGGGTATATTTATTTTCGGTCTTACGGCACGGACTATTGTGTGGACTTTGATTGGTATCAGGGCAATAGTAAAAAATTTACGCAGTATCAGTTAATTCAATGTAGCGAAAGACAATACAGCAAGTACATTTTGACTTTGAAATCGAGGGCGAACGTTGAAATGAAAAATATATATTTGCGTGGTGGCATTAATGTTTTTAATGAGGCAAATCTTCGGCTTGACAAATGCAACATGATGTTTTGCACGGAATATGGCATATATGCACCGGACAAATCTAATGTGGTTGTTATAGACAGCTATATTGCTTATACGTGGAAATCCGCAATAAAATCAAAAGGGAGTATCTATGTGCGAGGCTCAATTTTTGCAAATGTAAATAAGGGCCGACTAAACACGGGGGCAATTGATTGCGAGGGTGATACCACTGTAATAGACAGTTATTTGCTCAATTATGGAAGTTATGGCATCAGAGTCGGCAAGGTCAAGGCCTTGACCAAAGACGAGTGTCCGAGTGTACATGTTGTAAGTAACACTTTAGTCACATCGCTCATAGAACAGGGTGTTGTGACCGATACGGGTGCTATCTATCTTGCAGCCAACAGCGCATTTGCAACAATTAAAGAAAATACTATCCAAAACTACAAGGGCCGTGGCAATAATCATGCGATTTATTGCGATGACGGCGCTTATAACTTCGAGGTGTCTGGCAACAAGATTATCAATTGTCCGACAGGTTATGCTATTTCGAGCCGATGCGCTGACCCGTCAAAGACTCCAAGAGGGTATGCGGGAGGAGTGCCGAATACTAACCGACTGATTGCGGATAATTATTGCGAGAGCGGCGTGTGGTTTGGCGGCAATGCAGATGTGGCAGATAATAAATGCGTGTATAAAAATAACAAAGTACTCGAAAACACAATGTATAAAACGAAGTTATCTAATGTAAAAATTATAAACGATTGAAAAATGAAAACAAGAAATATTAAAATTGATATTCAAACTGCAAAAGATTGGTATTATGGCGAAGATAAAGCTCTTAAAAAGTTGGCACTTCAGGCCTTTTCTATTGAAGAAATTAAGCAATATTTTCGGGCAATAAAGACTCTTGAAGATGCATGTGATGCACTTGAACTTAAGTATATTTCAGTGAAAATTCATAGCGAACGTATATATGCATACAGTAAAGCTTCTGCTGCTATGCTCAAGTTGAATATAATTAGAAAGGCACTCAACTTAGGCCAAGATTTGCATCTCGCAAAAAACCCAAAGAATGATCTATTGTATACTCCTAACATCCGATTTGCACCTGAGAGTTCTACCTATTATAATAGAGAACTTAATTCAGATAAAATGGAGGTAATAGGTAAGATTAAGAATGAAGGAACTTTATATAATGTACTTGGTGGTGACGCTTGTACTAGTAGTAATACTGGCTTGGGTAGCTTCAGCCCTATCTACGGTATAGGTTTTACTGATGCTACTTTTGGGTTTTTAGGCTGTGTATCTAAAGAAATTGCACAACATTTTGGAAAATATTTTGGTATGCTCATCACAGAAGCTAAGTATGGCGATATGGTAGATTTTATAGAATTCAAGGCTTGCAGGTTGATACAGTGGACCCTAGTGGTCATAAC